ATGTTACTTAACAAAAATATTACAAAATTTCTTAAGTAACATTTAACACCACTCATTCAAAACAATTAGCATAAATCAACCTACTTGACATATCCTCACGCGCATGCTAACATGCTCTTCTAAATTAATAGATGGAGCATGTTATGTTATTAGATTTAATTATATTTTTTGCTATTGTTCGTTTTGTTAAAAAAAGAAACGAAGGTCGAAGTGATTGGTTTTACTATGAATGACCAAACGTATTTTTCAATTTTATCGCCAGCGGTATTTGAGAACCAATTAAAGTGGCTGCTCCTCCAGTTAAATAAGGCTTTAACTTCATATATTGACGATATCTGTTTTGGCCGTGCGACAACAATTTAGCGAGGTCTTCATGCCCTTGTTGAGATATAAGTGATCTCATCTCATTTAATAACCCGCGCCTAGTTTCCCCTATGTCGCGCCCAAACTGCCTGTTTGCTGCACTAAACACGTCTTTTAAATAAGCTCTTTCTCGCTGGCCAAGGTCAGATTGCAAAGAAAATAAATCTTTGTATTCTCCTTGTCTAGCTTTCTCTAATAAACGTCTATTTGCTGATGTGTTGGATAAAAATTTATTTTGTATAATGTCTTCAAATATTTCTTCAGGCACTTTCAAAGGGCTTACCCCTCTTGATTTAAGCTCTTTTTCTACTTTATTTAAATATTTTGCTCCCACACCTTTTCTTATTGGTAATTCGGAAGCTACTCCACCAATTCCTCCAAGAATAGCTCCAAGCGGTCTGTTTTCTGACTCAGCAGCTCCAATTGCGCTCCCAGCCAATGCTCTTGGCAGTAATTTTGTGCCAATGGCAGACCCGGCTATACCGGGAAGACCAAAAGGAGCAACGAACTCTCCAATTGATTCGGCTGCTTGTCCTGCTGAAGATTCAGGCGCGTACTCACGAAAGCTTGGCCTTGGCGATTTGTACGAGGGCTTCCCGGTGACATAACTATAAATATCCCCGGGTAACTGGGATATATTTGCTCCTGTATCACTTAGCCCCTGGAACAATCCTATTCCTGCTCCTTTCAAAGCATCTATACTTTGGTCTTTTATTGACGATAAAAAAGATTTTTGCGGCAATGATTCTTCTTTTACTCCTGTAGGAAATTGTTTGCGAAGCACCTCTTCGATTTGTTCGTGAGGCATATCATCAGGGAAATTACCATATTGCCCGTTAGGAAGCTTTACACGGATAGGCATTATTCTAGCCTCCCTGTTGACGGGTTAAATGTTAATTCTTTTGTTTTTGAGCCAAACTCAGACTTATTCCTCAACGCAGACGTATAAGTTCCTGTTTCTTGCTTGAGCAATCCAGTAAACGATTTAAATAATCTTTGAGCTATTTCTGGGTTGGTTCTCCAAGTTGCAGGATTTGCTAATGCTTCTAATTTTTGCAACATTGCCGGCTGAATACTATCACCATAGAACTGACGAACTTGTTTTGCTAGAAGCTGTGCTTTATTGGCAGATTCTAGATATCGCCGATAATCTTCTGATTCTGTGCCGGGTGCTGTGGCTGCTTTTATTTCTTCGGTTTTAAGTCTGGCAGTACCATTTAGCCCAGCAAATTTAGTTAAATCTTTTGGATTTATTGATTCAATGGTTTTGTCAATGTTAGATGCAAACAATACTTTTTTTCTGGTATCTGTGTCGGTAGATAGTTTTTGTTTTGTTAACTGATATTGGCCTAGCAATTCTGCTTGCCTGTCTGGCGATATTTGATGTTGTCTATTTGTATTTGGTTCAAATCCTGCTGCAACATCTTCTTCTTCTTGGCTTAACTTCCCAAGGTTTGAAGAGCTTCGTTTAAGCATGGTATCCGCTAATCTTTGACGGTAATCATTTAGGCCTCGAGCAGATTCTTGCTCCAAATCGTATTGTTGTTTTGCTTGTTGATAAGCAGGGTTGTCTTCGCCTAGTTGATTTTTTAGCATCTGAATAGAATATACGTCTCGAGCTATCCCAGTTAATCGATTAAATGGGTCTAACCCCATTCTAACTTGATCAGCCAAAGCATTTTTATAATTCAAATCGGCTTGCGCAAATTCATCTGCCCTTTCAGCCCGAGGGGTTTCAAATTTATTCTTTAATTGCTTCTCTAATAGTTGAGCCGCCAAAGTCGGTGGTTTATAAAAACTTTCAGCAAAATTAGGTATTGCGCTGCCAGTAAATCGAAATGGAATGCCGGGTATATTTACAGCCATATTAATGACCTCCAAACAATGAACCAAATCCACCGAAGATATTTGCCCATGCATTGTTGTTTTGCTGGTTTTTCCAGTCAGCTCCGCCTGCTGCATATTGAGCTTTAGTGCCGTATAAATTAGCTAACATATCGGCAAATCCTGTATTGGCACCATAACCAATTTGATTCAATCCTTGCTCACCTTGCAGCCCTTCACCATACAATCCTATTTGATTGCGCAAATAATTTTCATAATCACGGGCAGCTAATCCTTGGGCAATATCCATATTTGCTTGTTCATGCGCAGGAATGCCTAATTGTCCACCCGCGGCATGCGCATTGTTGGATGCGTTTAAAGCCTGTTGCAATGCAAATTTATATCCGGGTGATTCAGTGTAAGATTCACCCAATCGCCCCTGAACATTACCACCAAGCAAATCTTTGTATTGGTTTTGTAAATCAGATAGAGCGCCTTTTCCAGCTTCCATGTATGGCTGATAGTATGGTTGTGTTTGCCCGGGGATTTGGTTCAAATATCCCATTGCGGCTTTGGACGGGTCTTTGCCTCCCGCGCCAAACAAGCCAGCAATACCAGAAGCAATGCCACCGACTGCTGGAACGTTTTTAAAAATTGATGATAAGTCCATATACTTCCCCTATGCCACGGTGACAACTTTAAATGAAGGAATGCCACCTGATAAGATGGCTACTTTTAGCTCGTCTGTATCAGTATCATAAATAAGCGTTCCACCTTTACATGTATATACTGGGTTGCCAGTTGCTTGGTCAATAACAGTATGGTTTTGTATTTTCGTTATATTAGCCGTTGTCTGCGACGGCACAACACAGCCTTCACTGCCAAAATTATCTTGCAATGAAGAAATCAAAGTTTGTCTGAACGTTTGTTCTTCGTCTGTCGTATTGCCGTTTTCGTCAACTAGCCGTCCAACCGGTAAATTTGGTATTCTAATATTTGCCATTATGTGTATGTCTCTATTTCGCCTTCTGTGCACAAAAATCTTTCAAAACCATGAAACCGAATTTGAAAAGTGATGTCATTGGCTTGCCCCAATCGCTGAAATATAAATCTGCTTTTACGAACCCCGGTTGGGTTCATATCAATACTAATGCTGCTACCAAAGTTTTCCGCTCCATCTCTTGAGGTGCTTAAATCAACTCTTGCGCTTGAAATATAGCTTGTTGTAGTTGTCGAATCATTAACTTGGGTGTCAATCAACAATCCATTTTCAGTTGTTAAATCAAAACCATTTTCAGTCGCTAGTGAAATACCTTCTTGCCCTTGTTGTGATGTAATGGCAGTAAAAGTATTTGGTTGACCATTCTCGATGGTGAATCCTAAAGATTTAATAATAAAATATCGCTGGTCTGGTCGTCTTAATGGTGGCGTTATTCGTATCCTTGGTATTTCATCAATGGTGCCGTCTGCATAAGTAACATGGGGCAGTACAGTATCAAATAAATAAATGTTCCCACCATTTAAGCTTACAAAAAAATACTGGTTGTTAAAATATACTACCTCTCGAGCAGGGTGATAATTTAAATCTGGGTCTGAAATATTAAAAAACAAACCTGTTTCAAAATCGTATGCATACGATAAATTATCGGCAATAAAAGTGAATTGGTAAATTAAATGGCCATCTTGCTGAAATAAAAACGCAGTGCAATTAGTAGGCTCTGATAAATTGCCTAATTTAAAATCAATACCGTCAGTAGTGATTGCTTTGATGCTGTTGCCGGTGGCGACCATGATTACGGGACCTGATTGTTCATTAATAGCAAGCCATACAACATAGTTATTTAAATACGCAATACTTGCAGCATTTAAACACCCATAATCAACGTTAAATGTACTGGCTCTCTGATAAGGAAATAATGCATTCCCAACATCTTGCCACTGCTCGGCAACAGTATTACCAAACACAAATAAATTGTTACCTGACCCCGGTATTGGCAATGCTGCCTGAACATAATCAGGTTTTAACTCTAAAGCGCCTTGGTAAGCGGCTGAGCTTATCCAATCGGTTGCATCATTTAACGCAGATAAAACCCAAACACTGGTATTAAGACAAGCGATAATCAACCTACCATTTTGAAATGATACATATCCGGGATTTTGGTAAGGAAATTGTACTGATGTTAACTGTACGAATGTATTATTTGCATAATCATATACATATACATAAGACCCATCAGTAATACACAATTGTGAATTATTGTTTTCGCTGATGTATACGTCGCCGGAAGTTGTCGATAGTGTACTTATTTGTGTAGCTACAAGTCCCGTACTAATCCTATAAACAACATCACCCACGACGGCCAACATAAAATTACCACGAGTACTGGTATGAATTCCTCTGCCCGGCGCTTGAGAAGATGTTGTAATAACGCTCTTGTAGCCTGCATATGGGACAATAAATCCATCAGAAACAATCATGTTCCACGTTTGAGCATTACTAATCTTGGGGTAACGGCCAAATGACGAACCGCCAACGATACCAGCGGGGAATGGTTGTATTTGCTGCGATAGATTAGGGGCTGGCATTTTCTGCCTTATTCTTGTTGTTTTCTTGTTGTATTCTAGCATAATCAGCGTAGAATTGAACTCATTTAGCGCTGATAGGACAAAGGTTAAATGTCATTTTCCGAT